CTGGAAGGAGATGTTATAAGGAACCGGTTGATACAGACTTTTGTTATTCTTTATCTTACGATTTAGTGTATTGAGTTTGCGTTCACCGTCATACTGAAATGTTGTCATCTCGAATGAGATACGTGGAACTGTGATAGCAATCTTGTTGTCTAGATCCGGGTTACCTTCTAGACGAGCCAAGAACTTTTCCTTTGGGCCATACGACAATGGAACCTTCAAGGTCTGAATTGTTTCACCGGCAGTATCTTGTCGTGTGACATAGATGTTATTGAAAACCGTTCCGAAAAGGATTACATATTTTCTTAGTGTGTTGTGATGAAATGTACTACCGAACATTTTAAATTTTCCCTTCACTGAAAGGATCAATTTGTGACCAATCAAGAATTGCTTCGCCCTCGAGTTGGAACTCAGTATTATCCTCGTACGAATCACCGGCTTGTGTTTCAAAATCATAACCACTCTGAATGATTTCAAACCCATCTTGATCTACGATAACAAAACCGTCGTTTGTAAGGAGACCATATGTCTCCATAACAATACTGTTTTTCTTTTCAATACTATCGATTGCTTCAATGCCGGTATTTAGTTTTTCTGAACTGTACTCAAAGATCTCACACGTAAGATCATACATTTGAATAGAACCCATCTGATAGAAGATAGGTGTCTTGTTCACATACTTAATTACCATGATACGATCGACCATAGGAATATAGATTAGATCACCTTCCTGTGGGCGGATGATTCCTTCTAGACTGCCAACCTCGTTCATGAAGTTACGAACAGAGACAGTAAGTGTCATCTGGTCTCTGATTTCTAGATTGAACTTTGAAAGGAACGTTCCATCACCCTCATAGGTATCATAGCTACGAATGTAAAGATCGATGTAGTAGGAGTTGTTATATTCGGATAGTGCATCCTCGCCGTAGATATCATCTTTGGCTACCAACGTTCTAGGACAATAATACATGTCATGACCATAGATCTTGATAGATTCCATGACCAAGTCTTCAATCAGGACCTGCTCCTGGCTGTTCTTGAAATTATTGAAATAGAAATTGGTGCCCAAGATCTTATCCGATCATATCAAGAACCGGAAGGGAGAAGCTAGAGATCATCTCCTGCTCCATCTTGGTTCTTGCGTCGACTGCATCGTTGTAAATCTTCTCACCATTGAACTGTACACCGCCAGGCAGATTCATGCCGGTGAATTTGGTCAGATTCGATCCCCACTGTTCCTTGATAAGGACAGTAGCATAGTTCTGAAGCCAACGATCATTCCATGCATCAGTGTATATGTTCGGATCTATAACCTCGTACGCCTCTACCAGTAGGAACATTCCAACCTTAAGAGTGTTCCAATCCGTATCGACATAGAGTCTATTCTTATGACGAGTATAACGAATCGGTTGTTTACCGACAAGCATCTCAGTCAGAAGTGCCAGATGCTCCATGACCATATAGTATGGAACGATTGACACGTTTGTCAGGGTATAGAGATCGTTCAATGCGATCTGGTATCTAATATTGAAAAGATCATCAGCACGGATAGATGGATCGCCAATTGCGAAGATACTAACGGCACCGATAATGTTCTCTGGAAGGGTGATATACTTATTGAGTACATCTGTCTCTGTTACAATATGCTTATAGTAGATCTTATCAGAACCATCAAAGTGATAGTCCCAGTAGTAGCGAATAGCCTCATCGATACGATCATCTACTTGGTCGTCGTCAACGTTGATTTCAATTACTGGAGCTCCGAGTTTACGAAGGCAATACTGTTTGAATGTTTCTTTTGTAGTTGGTGCTGCCATGGTAACCTCTTTTGCTTATATTTATAATACGCCCATGCTCATTATTAGATGTACAAAATCCCAGAAGTGTGTATAATGAATATATCAATTGTGAACAGATATCATGTTAGTGTATTACTATTAAAACGATTCAAAATCTACTTGTATATCTGCGGATGCTGTAACACCTCCACTTGTCACAGTACAACGGTAGACACCTGACTTGTATTGCTCGGCAACTAAATTGGTAGTGAATGTGGTTGATGCAGATGTCGAACTGTTGATTGTATAACTGCTACCAGATACATATGTCCAAGCATATGTATATCCTCCAGCACCACCGGTACCACTACCTGTGGCAGCAGCACTAGTAACACTACCGGCGCCTGATCGCGTGGTATACAAACTTGATGGACTAATAGTTATAGCCAGTGCGTTGGATTTACCGTACAGGTTACTTAGACTGATAGCACCAGATGCTACACCAGCTAAAGTGCGAACCGCGGTTTCACCTAAAGAGGTAGTAGCAGTAGAACTTCTTCCTAGTTCAACGCTAACATTAGCCAATGATATAGCACCTGAACTAGGAAGAGTCATATATTACTGACCCAGTTGTGTCTGAGCCTGTTGGAACAACTTCTTAAGAAGTGGATCAACTACGCGGTGTGGAAGTTCTTGTAGTCCACCCATCATAAGATTCAATTCATTGATATCAACTGTAAGAGTTACAGTAGGAACCGGTTGAGTCTGCTGATTTTCATCAAGCTTTGCATCTAGTTCTGGATTAGTAGCCATAATATATTCTCCTAATTATGTATTTGCGATTGGGGTTGGTGGTGTTACAGGTTCTTCACCTGGTTCTGCCCATGGTAGGGCACTTGAAGCAACATCGACCATTGGTCTTACGATTGCATCAATCTGTTTCTGGATCTGCTCATCAATATGAGTTTTGTATCCAGAGTTGTTATTTACTACATCTTGGATCCAACTAAGAACCTGAGTCTCTGTCAGATCTTCGTATGTAGTAAAATTATCGGCATCCACCATATCTGGTTCAAAGGGCGTTGCGCCGCTGAATGTTCCGGCATTGCCGTATACATCGATCCCCTTGCATTCCCAGTATGTCTGGACGATGATATCATTAAGTTCTGCAGAAGGATCGTCCTGCTTCTTCAGACTTGTAATTTTCCACGTGTATGCGAATGTCATATTAACCTCTGTTCGAATGAGTTGATTTTGGTTTCAAGTTTATTTATATGAGCTTGTTGTTCCTTGATTGCTTCAATTAGTACACCAACGATATTTCCATATGCAACAGACATAGTGTCGTCATTACCAATACCCTGTTGTACTACTTCTGGAAGCACTTCGAGCATCTCTTGAGCAATGACGCCCACGCCTACTTGATCAGTATCAATACGTCTGAATCGTACACCACGCATACGACTTACCATATCTAAAGCATTTTCAATAGTTGTGATATCTTTTTTCTTACGAATATCTGAGTACGCTGTAACGTTACCCAACATAGTAAGGTTACCAGAACCATCCATTTGGAAAGCATTGGCAGCCGCCGACCAACCAGCAATTCTAAATATGTTATCAGAATCAAGACCCATATTAATAGCATATATGCCAGCTCTGTGGAAAGACATAATTGCACCACCAGAAGTTGAATATGCTTGTAACGGTGGGCTGTTACTTGTAGTATCTCTATTGGATTGGAAATACTGTGTACCTGTCCACGTTATACCATTTGGACCTAAAGAAGTTGCTAGATGTGCTAATGATGACTTTCTATAAAATGCATCACTATTATTAGTAGTAATAATTTGTGAGATAGTCGGGTTTTCATTAGTACCAGTGCTGCTATTGATATAGCTAAGGTAAGTATAATTACTTGCATCACGTGTCACAACTGTATTGACGCCAACTGCATCGGATGCATGTTTTCCATCGAGCAAGTCCGCGTCTAGACCAGATCCAGAGCCATCGTTTCCGTCATTCCAATGTTTTTTCCATCCTTGCGGGGTACCGGCCGTAATGTTCTGGGTGTATATGTCCCCTAAACCAGCGCCGGTCATACGAATAGCTAATGTGCTGCTATAATAAGATAGCGGAGATCCATGTCCCATTCTTATTGTGTTATGCCAATCGCCGTTAGGTGCCTCAGTTGAACCAAGACCAGAAGCCTGCCAATATTGCAATGAACTAGATGGAGTATCTCTAGTTGTACCTACGTAATTTGCAGATGTAGCGCTGGTGGCTGTTCCGGCATTACCAGTAATGCTTCCAGTAATTGTCGCGGCGACAGTTAAACCATTTAAATTAGATGTGCTGGCAGCGTCAATATAATAAGTAGTATCGTTACTGTCGTAGAAGATAGGTGCATGAAAAGCAACAGCAGATGAAACAATATTACTGCCATTAGAGATGCTAAACTTTAAAGCACCATCATTAATATCATAAAATTGATGTCCACCATAACTAAGATGCGCTCTATATCGAATACCCGTAAAGAAGTGAATCTCTAGCGGCTGTGTCCAGGCTCCTGCTGGCTTACCAATATAATAACTTCTATCGCCTACAGAGTGAAACTCAATACCCCTGAACAACGTTGTCGCGATACTTTCTTGCCAACCATTAAGATTAAGGACGTTGCCCATTTGAACATCCCCAAGACGAGTAGTGCCGGCAGCGTCAATATAATAAGCAGTGTTATTACTGTCGTAGAAGATCGGCGCGCGGAACGAGCCAGTCACAGAATTGTTGAACGAATGGTCTAACCGCCAACCATTAGTGCCATTGTGAAACCCAATATCGTTTGTGCTCTCACTTCCAAAATAACCAAACGCCCAGTTACCAGCGTAACTTCCTCCTGGCCCATTGCGATACCAGCGCAAGCCACCCCAAGTCGCTTGAGTAGGCATATTGAAGGTAATGCCCTCGCCATAGGGTTCTGATTTCGGATTGATCCACAGATTACCATTGAGATAGGCAGCACGAGTTCCGTTGCCATTGGGATCGATGTAATACGTTGTATCGTCGCTATCGTAAAAGATAGGTGCTCTTACATCTAAGGCTGTAATTCGCCCATTTGATCCATCTAATGCAATTACGTTTGTGCCATTATATGTACCGCCGTTGATGTATACACGAGAGCTTGTAGTGCCCCCGTTACTACCCCAACCAAAAATACCACTAGAGTTAAGAAAATTACTCGATCCTGTCCATATACCATTTGTAAATGAGGCACTTTGGTTAATACGAAGATAACCATCAGCAGTTTCGAGAGCTGTTTTACCGTTACCAGAAAGCGTGTTGATGTTGGTTGTGCTGGCTCCGTCAAAGAAAAAAGCAGTGTTGTCACTGTCTTTGAAGATAGGCGCGTGGATCGAACCGGTATGGGACAATATAGTTGCATTGGCAGACATATAGTTAGTGGTACCGCCATACCACTTAAAACCGCCGGCGTCTGTAATCAGATTAGTAGAAAACCACATAGTGGAGTTGTCAATACCAATAGCATATCCAGTAGAACCGGCACTGACGCTATCATAAAGAACTAATTTAGTACCAGCACTATACGATGTAAGCGTGGGAGCAGCAACACCACCGGTGCCCCATGTTATACGATTTGAAGTTCCATTTGAAAGTGATACAGCACTACCACCAGAACTAATAGTCAGCTGAGAACTGTTAGCAATAAAACTAGTACCAACTGTTAGCATTGCCGAATTAACACTAGTAGATACGTTAGCAAACCCGGTAATAGTGGTATTACCCATTGCTGCAGTTGTTACACCGGCTAGTGCGCCAGCAATTGTGAGACCGGCCCCACCTTGGATTGTAGATGTTACGTTAGCAAACCCGGTAATAGTGGTATTACCCATTGCTGCAGTTGTTACACCGGCTAGTGCGCCAGCAATTGTGAGACCGGCCCCACCTTGGATTGTAGATGTTACGTTAGCAAACCCGGTAATAGTGGTATTACCCATTGCAACCGTGCCAGCAACGACCAACTTACTATTTGGAGCAGTATTGCCGATCCCAACGTTACCGGTAAGTGTAATACGCATACGCTCACCAAAAGTAATTGCACTCCCAGCTGTTCCGCTAGAAGCACTATACCAAATATGATTACCCCCAGTTGATGCGTACTTAGTGGCCGAAGACCCAGTATGAGTATAGTTGTACCCAGCGGTATAGCCACCAGCAGGAGGTAAAGCGTTATTTAGCAGTTCAAGATTTTGTAGGTCTGTGTCAACTGCTTGAAAAAGGAAAGTTCCAGTTGCACCAAAACTTTGTTTAAGTTGAATAGATTTACCATATCCAGCAACAGGTTCGACATTAATACCAAGATTTCCCGAGGAGTCAAGTCGCATTTGCTCAGCAGAAGTCCCCTGCCACACATAGTTACCACCTGCTGGCAGGTTGAACGTCATTTGCGGCACGGTTGCGCCGTACCCACCAGATATGGTGCCGTAGTTTGTACTAGCGGCAGTGAACTTGATTTGCGCCGCGGTGTCCGCGCCAGCCCCTGGATTACTGAGACGCAAGACTTCAATAGTGGCACCGGCAGACGTCGAGGAGACTTCCAACTTAGTACTCGGCGAACTCGTCCCGATCCCGACGTTGCCAGAGGCGTCGAGGCGCATCTTCTCCAAGCCGGACACCATGAACCGCGTCAGCGACCCGCCAATTAGCAACGGCTGATAGGTCGCTTCCGTGTTGTTGACCGCATCGACAACCGTGCCGGTAGCAGCAATCGACTGCACCCGCAAAGCGTAAGACGCGCCCGCAAAAAAGCTGCCCGTCACGCCATCTGCGGCCACAACATGAAGTCTATACGCTGGCGAACTCGTCCCGATACCAACATTACCATTCGCTACAATATAAGCAGCGGTACCAAATGTTGATGTATTTGTTCCGACTTGCAATGTTGTTGATACGTTAGCAAACCCGGTAATGGTAGTATTGCCTGCGGCTAGAGTTGTGATACCAGATGCTGCACCTGCTGCTACTAAAGAAGATATTGATATCGGCTGGCCATTAGTCGACCAACGATCGTTTGTTTCATCCCAGATAAACTGTGCATTAGCAGATGTACCACGCATAATCTCAATGCCGGCATTCTCTGTAGGAGGGTTAGCTCCTAGATCAGCATTAAGTGTGACGATATTATCGCCGACCTCTAGTGTTGTCGTATTGATATAAGTTCTGGTACCAGAAACAGTCAAGTTACCTGTAAGTGCTAGGTCTGTAATTGATAGTGCCGAGTTAACATGAATGCCTGTAGTATTAACGGTCAGTGTTGAACCGGTTACAACACCGATCGTACCAGTCGTTGTAATAGGTCCACCAGAAAGTCCATTCGCAGTTGCAACAGAGGTAATTGTACCACCAGAATTATCGTCTAGTGCCCAATACGCAACAGATCCGTTACTATGAAGAATCTGTCCTACAGTCCCAATTTCACCATTGGCTATAATGCCTTTGACATTTAAATTATTAAAAACGTGAATAGTATCTTTAGACATTGGACATTGCTACCATTATAGTATTTGAGATGGCACTTGACATATAAGCAAATTCGGTCGGAGTAGTAACAAATACAGCATTAGAGATATACTTATTGAAAGTGTCAGTAGATGTGACTACTGCATTTCCATTTCTACTTGCAACGATTCCACTTGAATTATAAATCAAGGCTAGTTTGTTCGTAGGTTGTTGCGGTCCGCAGTTGAGTGTATTGATATAAACATTATTAGATGCATCTACATAGACACGATTATTGGCGGTTGTAGAGTTAAGACTGAATACAGTAGCACCAGCAGACACTGCACTCCACTTAAGATACAAAGAACCTTCGTCCTGATCATATGTATAGAATGGAACATACTCATTCAGCTGAAGGTTCTTAAGATAGAGTCTGTTGCCAATGTCACCAAACCCAGTCGAGATAATAACAAGACCATCCGTTGTTGTTGAGAACACAATTGAGAATGCAGTCTCTACACCGGTTGCAATATATCCACCAAGATCATTCTCGCCAAATAGTGTTCCTACTTCAATTCTAGAAGGTCCGGTGTCTCTTTCCGGAAGATATGACTCAACATCAGAAGCAGTGTAATACGCATTCCCTGAAAGTATATATCTTTTACCGGCAGTAAGATTTAATTGATATGATTGGCAGTTATCCTTCTGTCCAGATGACACGACTAGTTGATAGTCACCTTCAATCGACTTAACACTACCATTGATTGGCGTATCCAATAGCGTGACATTTCCATTTTTAATCGGACCCATCACACCAGATGTTACATAAACGTTTGCATCTGTAAAGATGTTGTTATTGGTCTGACGAACAGTAATATTATTAGAACCGTTAAAATAGATTCCAATGCCTTCGTCAGTCTTGATATTTCTTCCACTCAATGTATTCTCAGAGTATAGATTACATAAAGTTGCAGTTCTCTCAATATTGAATATCGTAGGTATAACGGTAGGCGCGACATTAACAGTACCGCTATTGTTTGCAATCGTTACTGTTAACTCAAGTGGAGTGATTCCGGATTTTGCAAGTGCATACTGTTGTTCAGATGATTGAATGCCATCGTGATTGATATCAAGAGTAGAGTACCATGTTGTATTACCAGCAACTACCTGAATTTTATAGTTAATGACCTTCTCAGTCGGTAACACAAAT